GTTTACGATCATCATACATTTTTTTCATAAGTATTGGAAGAAAGCCAGACTTATCTTTTTTAAAGAAACAGCCATTTGGTGTAAAAGTTTGATTATTACTAAATGCTTTTACTACATCTTGGTATTTCTCTAATTTTCCATCTATTATTTCGTCTAAAATTGATGAATTGTCTCTAAATTTAGGATCATAACTCGCTAATGTTTCTGGAGATATATTGTATTGCATGATTAAATGCGGATACAGCGAGTCAAGGTCAAAAGAGCCAACCCATTTATACATACCAGGAATTGGTTCTTTAACATAGCCGCCCTCGATTTGATAGCTCTTAGTATTCTTCATATTATGAGGAATGACTATATTAGAATCTCTCAAATGATTGTGGATAATAGTGTCCCACATTCTAACTGATGTAAAAGCATCTAAATAATTTGTAAGAGTCTCATATGCGATTGTAAAAATCTGAGAAAGAAAATTCAGCTTTTCATCTAATCTATAAACAAGATCAACGTCATGAATATTATATTCAATAAATTTTTGATAATTGTTTTTATATAAACTTTGAAGATCGCCATATTCAGAATAATCTATTTTTCTCTCACCAAGTTCGACTTGAGCTATAAAATCTAGTTTATACGATTCTTGGTTTTTAAAACTAAACTTTTTATAAACTTGCAAATAATCAAGAGTAGAAATACCAGCTAATATATAACACTGACTTATATCATCAATATAACTATTATTAACTTCATCTAAAATTCTCCATGGTGAAAGCTCTTCGGCTCTATCATAACCAAGAATTCTAGTAATTCTATTAACTAAATATGGTATATCAAAAAATTCTATATTCCAACCAGTAACTACATCTGGAGAATAATATGGAGAATTCCAAACTTTAAGAAATTTATCTAATAAATCAGCTTCATCTGCACATTTTATATAACGAACATTTGGTTTATGCTCTTTATAATCACCACAGCCAAAAACAACAACATGATCTTTTTTACGCAAAGATATAGCAGTCACTTCTTTATTTGCTGTTTTAATATTTGGAAAACCGTCATCAGAAACAGTTTCAATATCAATTGTAACAATAGAAATATCGTTAGTATTATATTTTATATTTGAATATGAATCATAAAGATAATTATATAAGTAATGACTATAGCCATATATTTTAAAACTATCTACATCATTATATTTTTTAATGAAATTACGGGCATCATAGATAGTATCAAAATCGATTCTGTCTACGTTTTCACCAAATAATGTTTTGTATTTAGATTCTTTTTTTGTAGGAACAAAAAAGTAAGGTTTAAACTTAATTTTCTTTTCTACTTTATTTCCGTTTTTATAACCTTTAACAAGTATATAATTTTTATGTTGGAATACATTAGTATAAAATTCAGACATTCACTTCCTTTACTTCAGCTTTACTTATATTATAATAAAAAAGACAGTAAATGTCAATGTTAATTAGCTGATTTTACAACAAATCTTTGCTTTGGTCTAACAGAAAGAGTATGGTTTAAAACTACTTTTCCTCTATAAGTAGAAGTAATGGTAATTTTACGAACACCATTAGGAACGGTATAATAAGATTGAGCACATTTCTTTGCTGCTGAAGCTATTTCAGGAACCATCATATATCCAAACATCACAGACACTAATATAAGTAATGTATTTTTCATCTTTGTTGTCCTACTTCTTTTTTCCTATTGTGTATTTTGCTACTAAATTCCAGTTAGTTTTATCACTAAAAGGAATTATTTTTATTTGATTCATAGTCGCTAATGGCTCAGTTATAGACTCTGGATTAACTACATCTAGTAACTTCCATTCTTCAAGAAGCTTAATAATAGTATTTCTTCTTGCTACATCGTTTTCATCAAAGTTAGCTTCATTACCGTCTAAAAGAAATAATTCTTTAAAATGTGTAATAAAGTATTTTTGGCGTTTATGTAAAATATGGCATGATTGATATAAGGTATCTGTTTTTCTAGATGCAATACCAATTCTTGTCAACGTTTCTTTTATCTTCAAGAAGTCTTCGTCATTCTTTAATGTAACTTCTATTAGAGAATCTACTATATTCATTTTGAAACTCCACCTGTTCTTATTGCTTTTTTTATTTGTTTCAAATCATCGTCAGAAAGAAAAGCCATGATTTCTAATGTTTTTTTATGATTAACTTTAAAGAAGTTTTTCACCATATCAATATCATCATCTTTTTGTTTCTTCAACCAAACATGTTTTCTACTCATGCTCCTGATGTTATTTATAAAATACGAATACTGCATATGATGATCTAAATCTCCATGCATATTCATCTCATTAGCATATAGAATACTATCAGCATAAAACGACAAAGCTCTATTTGTCAAAAATGGATTATAGTTTTTTTCAGAAGCTTCTTTGTCATCAGATGTATCAATAAGATGCTTTTTAGTTTTAAGAATACTTGTTACATAATCAAAAGGATTTTCACTCATTATATAATCCTTCTGTTTTTTCTACCATGTATTCCATAAACTTTTCACAATCATCACATACAAATTTGCTAATAGTTATAGACTTATCATTTTCATCTAGAACTTTCATTTCAAGTTTAGCTGGATCAGACGACTGAATTATTTCTTTACATATAAAACACTGTCTAGAAATTATTTCCATTCTAACTCCACCATCATTTGTGTAAGACACGCAGCAAGATTTATTTCTTGATCTGCTACAAAAGCAGCTTTATATTGGTATTCACCAATGATTAAAACGAGTGGAGGGATGCTGGATGGCTTAATATAATCATATGCCATATCATAGAACTTACGAAATATCGAAGTAGTATCTATATCAGAATTATCACTAACCCATTTTCTCATGTTTGTAAAATTTTTAGTTTTCAATGATTCTATAAGAATCTTAAAATTATCTTCAGACACATTAATAAAAATACCTGAATCGATACTACCATTAACAGAATATCTCTGCAACTCGTTAATGACTCTTCTCCAATCTGGAAAATGAACATTAACTAATTCAGCTACTGTAGCTTTATCATATGATATATTTTCACTATCTAAAATTCCACAAGCTTTTTTGAAAAATTGAGATGCTATTTTTGGTTTGTCTGATTTTTCAATTCTAAAAGGTATTACACTGCATCTAGACTGAAGTGGTTTTAAAATTCTATTAATAAAATTGCATGTGAGAATAAATCCACAATTCTTCGAATACTCTTCCATAAAATTACGAAGGGCAGGCTGAAAACTATTGGGATTTAAATAATCTGCCTCATCAAGAATAACATATTTTCGACCACCCTGAAACGAAACAGAAGAAGCAAAATCAGATATCTCATTCCTAAGTGTATCGATATTGCCACTCAATGATCCATTGATAACTATATAGTCACATCCTATTTCTTCTAACATTGCTCTAGCGATTGTAGTTTTACCTACACCAGAACCACCTGCTAAAAGCAAATTTGGAACTTGTTTATCATCAACGAATTTTTGAAAAGTCTTTTTTAAATCTTCAGGAAGTACGGTGTCCTGTACACGATGTGGCCTATATTTTTCGGTCCACACAAGTTCTTTCATAATATTGTTCATCACTTATCCTAATCATTTTATATATTTTTTAATTTCTGCAGAAAGTTCTTCATCAATAATTTTTATTAATTCTTTTTCTGCTCTATCATTTGGATCTATAACCTTACTTAAATTATATTCACATTTAAAAAATCTTTTTCTATTATTTTCAAACATATAAAATCTTACTTTTGGTATAAAACTTTCTTCATCAACACCATGTATTGAATAAATATCTATACCATCTATTTTTTTATATAAAGTATTATTCATTTGTTATCATACAGTTCATCAGTAATAGATTTTCTAATTTCTTCACCAATCTGCTCATTAGAGCAATCTAATAATTCTCTAATTGATATATCAATAGTCAATTCAACATTTGGTTCAAATGTTGTTTCTTTAATGTATTTACTAAAATTTGTAATCTTCATTTTATTCTTCATATTTAGATTGCGCTTCTGTTGCAACCCAATAAACAATAGAATTCGATTTAAACTGCGAAATACCTTTTGATGATAAACTTACTTCATAATCATTATTCATAAGCTTGAGATTTTCTGCTTTAAAAATCATATTAAAAGCTTTTTCTGTTACACCAACAGCAATAGAAAAAGAATCTGAAGAAGAAGACTTATTATTCATGGCTTTAACATAAATTGTACCATCTTCGCCAACAATCGACATCTCAGGAACCTTAAGAACAGATAATGCTCTTTGCACTTTATTTAAATCATCACTTGTAAGATTAAATACAATATCTACTGAAGGAAGACTCACTTCTTTATTAGGAGGAGAAATAACCATCGTTGGGTCTGTGTACATATCTAATAGCTTTTTTATTTTCACTAATTTTCATATGATCATCAAAAAATTCAATTTCAGGATCACCAAAAAGACTCATTGCCCCAAGAAATTTTGATACTTCATATACAGCAAAATCCTTTGGAAAACTATCATCTATAGTTGCTTTAGCAAATATAGTTTTTTGTGGAGAAATAGTAGAAAGAACATTACCAGCTTTTACTGATAATGATGGATTAATAGTCGCAAAGTTTTTAAGTATACTAAGCGTATTTTCAGAAATTTTCATATTTTATGCACTCCATTTTTTAAAAAAATTCGACCAAATATTAGTTTTTTCATTTTTATATT